AGTACCGAAATAAGTAAACATATCGCCTTTTATTTTTCTAGCGTTAAATTGCCAAGTATATCTAGTGTTTGGTTTTAGTTCCACTTCTTTTTCAAACTGATTTGAAACAATGTCAGCTCTATCTGTATTGTTTGCAAACTTGAAATAAGTCATTTGAGGGTATAAATCATTTTTACGTTCTATGGTACTTTGACCACCAAAAGCATAAAAAGCCCAAGTTTTATACCAGTTATCGTTATACACCTCACTAGGTAAAATCTCTCCACCCCTAAATAAATTTTTTACACCGTTGTTAGGTGGTGTTGGTACTATAATCTGTTCCTTGAACATGTTCCAATAGTTTTTCTTGTCTACTTGTATTTCTAACTTATGGCGACCTACTCCGATTAAATCTAAAGGGTTTAATACATCTACTTTTCTTCCGTTTAAATAACTATCCATTTTTCAAACCTCTCAAACCGAAACCGCTGATAATAAAGTCATCTACTCCGATGTCTAAAGAATACTGCGGTTGTCTATAATTATAATTTGCATTAGTTGGTAAATTTTGCCAACCTGTGATACTTTTGTCTTTTGTGCATTTAGCTAAAGCACCATTCAAAACGGTTGTAATCGTCTTAGCCTTGCTATTTACTACTATTTCAGTCTTTGAAACATTCCATTTGTTAGAGCGACTAATAGAAACGTTACACAACCATTTTACACGGTATATTTTCATTTCTACATCTATATACCCTTGAGCGTACACATCTCCCTCTTTGTAGCTCTGTAAGGGGTCAGCATAATAGAACAGACAGAAGTCCATTTCTTCGTCATAATATAGACCGTTATAAGTGTATTTATTACTGAAAAATTCAATATATTGCTTTTTATTCATAGCCACACTTATCGTGTCCTTACTAGGGTTAATAAGCTCAATAGGGTTATGAATTAGCAACTCTTCAAAGTTTAACCATGAAAACATTTTACTCGTATATCCTTTCTAATTTACAAAGTCCTGTCATAAAGTCCATTTCATACGGAACACAAGGGCCATAAGACTGATTTTGTGGGTTTTCGTCTTTAATTCCCCACCATTGATAGCGTGTGTTGTACAAGTTAGTAAACATTTGAGGGTTATACTTAACTTCATCATACTGCACTTTAGGAGTGAACTCGTCATAGTCTAACCAGTTAGGGCGAATGTTTTGAAGCATTTCAGCGTTAGTTTTGTCTGTGAAAACTATATGCCCATTCATAGCACCGTCCTTTGGTACAATAGTCCAATTTTTCAAGTGTGCCGTTCCACTTGCTGGAATTGTGTATTCTACCGAACGTTCCCAAGCTCTTTTTGTAGGGTTGTACTTATAAAGCCATGCTCTTTTTTGTTTGTCATTGATGAATAGAACACGGTCTGGTATTGCCTTAGTACGCTTGTTGTCATAACCTCTGAACCAGTCCTCACTCATGTGGTCTGTTGCTAGATATTTTTGGAACAGAGAAACATTCCAACCGATTGAAATACCCTTGATTTTAGTCAAGTTCGTTTCTGTATCTACCATTCTAACCCTCCAAGGTCGCATGATTAGTCCGTTTGGTAGTCCGTATGTAGTCATCCAGTCGTTCATACTGCTATAACTTGGTTCTCCAAACACTTGCGGAGGTGTTATACCAACCCTGTTACGCATTACGTCAACTTCTTTTACAGAATCTTCATTCACGTAGTAAGAACCTAAAGAGTAACCAACATTTAAAATTGCTGAACATGGTATTTCATCAACTCTATAACCTTGACTTGCTTGTTTATAGTGGTAACCCTCTATACATACGTTCGCCATTTCTCCTGCTACTGGGTCAATTGCCGTGTTTTGGTCTACTACATACAACGGTTCTTGTATTGTTGCCCAATCGTTCCCCACTCCGTCAAACGCTTGTCTAAAGTCTTGAAACTGTTCAGGGTATAAAGTGTTACCTGTCATGTCAAACACGCTTTTGTTTCCGTTTAAAACGTGAAAATTAACTGTTCTACCACTTGCGTTTGTATACGTGTCAGAATCAATTCCAATCAATACACGTTGATTAAGAGGACGACAATAGCACCATACCGCATTCTGTTTTGTATCTCCGCCAAAAAGTTCATAACTTTCATCATTCAACTGTCCGCCCCAAACGTAATCTTTAAAGTTGTTACTATCTGTTTCAGAATAACCAGTATAAACTGGTCTTGAATCTGCCATATCTTGGCTTTTAAAATAGTTATACTCTTCTTCTGTTGTAACGTATGGTGTTACCTTGTTCATTTCAATTTTAGGAAAAAACAAGCCGATTTGTTCTTCTTGTCCTGTGCTATTCAACTCAACGCTCAAACCTAGCTTTTCAACTGTTTCTGTTTTTTGTAGCGTAACTAATTCACTAACAAAAACGTATTGCCAAGGTTCAACTGTATAAGTACCAACAGAAGTCACAGAATTACCATATAAGAGTTTTAAATTAAAGTCTAATGGTTTTCTACCAAAGTTAGTTAAACGAATTGACACGCCTATTTTTTTGCCTTGTGTGAGGTTTGGTTTTACTGGTAATTTTTCCCAATTTGTTAAATAAGTCCACCCCCATTTGCCACTAGCATTTTTAGGGTTATAAAGTCTAATACCTAAACTATAAGGTCTGTGCCAATCGCTAGGGAATTGACTAGTTCTATCTACTTCGCTTAAAGCGTTAAGTTTAAAGTAATGGTTAGGGTCAAACTTGTCTGGGTCCTCCGATGCATCTCCTGTTAAAAATCTAAGGTTTGAACGTGTCAACAAGTTCCATTGTGGCAACTCTTTGCAAAAGTCTAGCCCTGTTTTTTCGTTCCAAGTATATGCTTTATTCAATTGCTAAGCCCTCCACTAAGTCTACTAGCTCTTTTTCTGTGCTTACTTCGTCCACTTTTTGTTGTTTTAGCTTTACATTTGCGTCAATATAAACCCCCTCGATTTCCATTAGTTTCAACAATGCCGAACGGTCTGGCAGTTTATTGACTTCGGTAACTGTCCGCCCTGTTTCTGTCTTCCGCCCGTTTGCGTTGTTTTTATATTGAATAACCGTCTTTGTTTCTTTTCCTCCAAAAGCTAGAGTTTTTAATGCTTCTAGCATTTTTTTGTTTTCTTCTTCTGTCATAGCCATTAAATAAAATAATCCTCACTTTCTTCGCTTTCTAAGAACCACCACATCAAGTTAATTAAAGCGTCAGCCAAATCAATCTTATCTGTATATCCCTTTTTAATAATACGCATAAGCCCAAAATCGTTTATTTTCGTTTCTGCGTTCATTAAATGCACCGCTAGTAGTTTACTATCAAAATGTATTTTCCCCTCCTCCATTAGCTTTTGAGTGGCTTCTAGGGTATTAGATAGCTTAAAACTGTTTTGCATTACTTTGTTATAAAATTCAATGTCATAAGTTTGTTCAAATTTATCAATGAAATTCTTGGCATAGTTAGGGTCATAATTCAACGCAATCGGAACACTACCATTCATAGCACTCATAAAAGCGTCCCATGCTTCGTCCGACATGTTATTGACACCCTCGTGTGTTATTGTTTCCCCTAAGTGCTTAAATTTGTCATCTGCACTCTCTGGCATGATAGGAATAGCTTTAAAATAATAGTGTCCGTTTTCTCTGTAACCTATCACAGTACCCCAAACATCGCCACGAACTGAAAAGTCTGAACCAATAGCAACTAAACGACCCTCAAAGTCTAATGGCGGTACTAGACACTTATCAACTAATTGCTTACTAAAGATTGTAGTGCTATCAGTCATTGATAAGTTAAAGCGTTTAGTGATAATCTTAGCCATTTTTACAGGGTTACCAATTGCACCAATGAAGTCCTTTTGAACGTCCTCAAGACTTAAAGTATAGCCTAAGGCTGGGTTTGCTTTAATGTACTTAGAACTGTCTTTTACTTCGTCATAATCGTCCAAAGCATAATAGAATACCCAATGGCTGAAGTCATCGTCTTTTACCCATTCTTTCCAACTTTCAAGCTCATCATCATAAGCACCGCCACGAATAACGTTGTTTGTGGTTGAAATAAAAAGCGTACCCTTATTTTTTCTTAGCCCCTGTCTAATAGTGATAAGAGGGTTCTTTTTAAACGCACCAAACTCATCTATGATAACAAGTTGTTCACGTCCACCGTCTAGAGTGTCCTCGTTACTAGCATAGATAGAAATCTCTGTACCTTTGCTTTTTAGAATTGAATTTTCTTTTACAAGTATCTGTTCTTTGTTCAGTTTGAACTGGTTTTTAAACTTATTGATGATAGTACCTTGACAGTTTCCCATAGCTCTAAAATGCTTCATCAAGATTTTTTCTGCTTGGTCCTTTTTGGTAGCCATTAAAGCTATAACACTATTAGGCTTAGGAAACAAAAAGAGTTCAATTAAGGCTATCATAACATCAAGAATAGATTTAGCGTTTGAACGTCCTACAATAACAACAAATTCATCAATTTGGTAAGGAGTGCAATACATCAAAGTAAGCACCGCCTTGTGATATGGTATGATTTTAAAGCGTTCGTTATTAGGCAAAGTCATAAACTCCTCAATGAAGTTAAAAATTTTCTCTGCCTTGTTGTAGTCTATTTCATGCTCGATTTTAGCCACTTTTTTCTTTAGTAGCTTAATCATTTCGCCATTATCTTTCTCTTGTCCTATCCAGTCTTGAATTAAACTCATTTTTTATATCTCCTTATATTAAGCCCTCCGCTATAATTCTAGCATAGTCAATCAAATCACCACTTCTTTCCATTCCTTGGTGGCATTTATGGCAAAGAACTTCGGTAGGTACGTTTATCACTTCTTTGTCAAAGTTATTGACTTCTAACATATCATTTTGCCATTGTAAGGGAATAACGTGATGACAAATTAAGTGTTCTGTACTCCAACACTTCTCACAATGTCCTACCCTGTTCTTTTCTTCACGTGCCTTTTTTATCCACCTAGGGTCATTGTATAGCTTACTTTTAGTATAAATCAACGCTTGTTCAATTTAACCCCATTTCTTTCCAGTTTGTTATAAATTTCGTTCGCAATTCTACGACCGTCCGCACTTGATTGTACGTAAATTTTGATGTCTTGTTTAGAGTTGTCTTGTGTTCCAATACTTGGTGTTGCCGTTGTTCCTTTGGTTGCTCGTGCATAAGGTTGGACCGCATTCACAGCTCTGCTGATTGCTTCCCTACCACCTGCGAAAAATTGCAAGTCTAGAGGAATTTGACCGTTTCTTGAACCTAGAATTTTTTGACCTAGAGTTGTAGGTTCTTTAATCCCAAGAGGTTCTATATTATTCCGAAGCCAACCAGTCCAACCGCCTGACCAACCTCTTGAAGAGTTAAAACCTAACGCTTTACCAATTAAGCCTGTTTTACCACCGATATTTCTTGAAGCACTCAAAACGTTTTGTACTGCACTATAAGCGTTATTTGCCCAATTGTACAAATCTCTTAATTCACTTATAGCTGAACCAAGTTTACCTAAGAAACTACCGATAGAAGTATAGTTGATTTTGTTAAAGAAGTTATTAACTGCGTTTTTTGCGTCATTAACTGCGTCTTTCATTTCATCTTGTGAAACTTTACCATCATGGTTCTTGTCAATGATTTGCGTTAATGCCCCAACCGCTTTACCTGCCATTTGACCTAACTGGCTTCCGATAGTGCTTGCCATTGTTGTGGCGTTGTTTCCTAGGTTACCCATGTCTATGCCTGTATCGCCTAAACCTTTACGGAAACTGTCCAAAGCACTTGTATTGAAACCGTTAGAAATCATCTCTCTAATTTGTCCCCAAGTACTAGGACCGCTTGACGCCAATTGCTCCCCTTTTTGTTGGAACAATTCAATGGCACGGTTCATTACTTCTGTGCTGAAAACTCCGTCTTCCATTTTTTGCTTGAAGTTTTCCATGGTAACGGCACCATTACTTGTTGCGTTCATGGCATTAAGCAACGTACTTGTGAAACCTTCTCCGAACACATTAGTAAAATCTTGTACGCTCAATTGACCGTCTTTCAGCATACGTTTCACGCCACCAGTAGAAACCTCAATACCTTTTAGCGCTGTTTGAGCTTTTGCCATTTTACTTGCCCAATTATCGCCGAAAGTGTTTGCTAACAAGTCTGCTTCTACTTTACCTTTTTTTAAAGCGTCAGGCAATTGTTCAGCTGTCATTCCTACGTTTTGCATTTCGTTCGCTGCCTGAATAAGCATATCACGGAACTGTGCACCAAGTGCCGATTGCATCATTTGGTTGAAATCTTGAGCATGTAATGTCCCAGAACCCAACGCTTGAGCTAAACCATAAGTAAATTGCTTTTGTGTGTCCATTCCTAGACCTAGGCTATCTCCTACGGCATTAATGGCATTAACAGTCTTATAAGCTTCATCTCCGCTTACTTTCATGTAACTAGAGATAGTGGCCCCTAATTCATTCAAGTCATTCTTTTGTGACTTTAGGAGTGAATTACCTTTGTCAATGTGGCTGTTAAATTGTTCATAACCTTTAGAACCGTCTGAAAGAGTTGTGCTAAGTGTTTTCTGTGCCTGAACTTGCTTATCATACGTGTCCATTAAGTTGTTTGCAAAACCACCAACCAAGTCAGTAGCCTTTGAAACTGCACCAGTAACTAGCCCAATTCCTGCATTAACTCCGCCTATAACGTTCCCAATTTTTGAGAAAGTTGAAAGCATGTTAGAACCGTAACTTTTGACGCTATCAAACGCACCTGAAAAGCTGAACTTCTTGTTCGAATCAATCTTTGAAAGTTCTGTGCTTAGTCTAGTCGCTTGAGTTTGTGCCTTTATCAACTGGCTTTCTAATGCCTGTACTTGTTTTTGTGTAGCACCTGACATCTTAGCATTTGCAAGTGCCTTTGTTAAATTATCAACGTTCTGTTTAGCAAGGTTTAAAGCTCTTTGAGTTTCTTTAATACCTTTGTCTTTCATAGTCACAGAACCTGTTATTTGAGCGTTCTTGTTCGTTTCTTTAGCTAGGCGACCGATATTATTAATTTCTCTTTGTGCTTCCCTAGCACTACTTAGAACCCCTTTAGTGTCAAGTTCTGCCTGAATGACATATTTTTCTTTAGCCATTGTTTGTTATACTCCTTAACTTACGCTTAATAGTTTTTGTTTTGTCGTCCATTTCGTGAGTAGCTTTAACTAGCGTTTGTCCGTATCTTTGGTGTAAGTGGCGGTCATGAAGTAAGACGTTTAGCATTCTCCAACTTTCTTCTTTATCTCTAAAACCGTTTATAATACCAATGTTACCACTTTTAAGAGAACCGTACGACCTAGTAACTTGTTTAGTGATTTTACTAGTGTCAAATTTTGCACGATACCCTGAAAAGTCGCCACCTAATGAACTTTTATAACTGCGTTTTACTGTGTTCTGATTAGAGTTGAAAGCGTCAGCCATTTCTAACCAAACTTTTTTCAGTTGTTTCTCTGTGAACTTTTCTAGTCCTGTGACTTGCTTGGTGGTTGCCATAATTTTACCTCCACATGTTCCGCTTTGTTTAATTCTTCTGCGGTTGTTTTCTTCTTCTCTTTAGGTGTCAACGCTGAAATTAATTTGAGTGTCCACCCTAAAGGTCTATGGCTATATACTTCATAAGGAACTCTAAAAACAGTCATAGCACTAACAATTGCAAGTGTTGTAATTCTTGCGTCGTCCCTTATTTCTTCTCTGCTAGTGCTATTACTTTTTTTGTTTCGTCTACCAGTTGTTCCATAAGTTCGGCAACAGTAACAGGTAACAAACCACCAATTAAAGCCCCAAGAATTTCGTCAAGTGTATATTGTGGCGCGCAAGCCCAAAAGAACAATGCTAAACTGTGATAATCGCGTTCGTTCAAATCTCCAAAGTAAATGCCATTATCTTCCATACGTTCTAATGCTTTAAAATCAAATTTAAATTCTTCTTTCTTCATCTGTGTATCTCCTTATAAATTAAAATAAAAGAGTGGGAACTATTAATTCCAAGCCCTCCACCCTTAAAAATTACTCTTTGATATCAGTAGCCGTGAGCGGTTTAAGGTCTGTAAACAACTTTTTGAAAGCTAAGGCACGACCTCTTGTTCCAGTTATTAGGTCTGCGTCAGACACTTTAAACTTAATAACCGAGCGTTTTTTTCCAGCAAGTTCAAAATTACTAGTTGTCACAGTTGCTGTGTGTTCGTATTCTTTACCTGTTGGACTTTCTTCGTCCGCTTCAGCCGTGTCACTTGGCGTTGTAGCTTGAACACTTGGATAGAATGTTGCTTTATATCCTGTTCCGGCGTCGTCGCGATAACGTTCAGCATAGGCAAAACCATAAGGTTTGTAACTAGCCACGTCATCAAACAAGAACATATTAAGTATTCCAAACCCTAAAGCATGAACAGCGAACTCGTCAGGTAAATCATAAGATTTAACTGTAATCTGTGTGTTTTTAGACCCTGCGATTGTACGATAAGGAGCGTTAAACCCTGCATAGAAGTTTGTGTTTTCTTGGTTGTTCTCTGCTTCAATAGCACGCAAGCCTGCGATTGGAATGCCTGCTTTTCCCCCTGTTGGGTCTGTGAAGACTACCCCATACCCTAGACCGTGAGTTAATTCATTTTTTGATGTATATGCCATTTATTTTTATCCTCCTACTACTTCCAAACTTTAATAGCACCGTCTTGAAAGAAACCACCACAAACGGTAATAGTACCATATACTTGTACTTTATTATGACGAACGTCTTTAGTCACATTAAATTCTGGTACTAAGTCCCCTGCTAGAATGCCCTTGTAAGGGTTAATAAGCACCTTGTCAAAAGTGTTACCCCCTCCGTCATTATAGTGTTTAAAGCTCAAAGTTTCAATTTTAGTTACTCCATTAACAACTGGTGTGAAATCATTTTCTTTTACAAGAAGAACATCATCTCCTGACTGTGAAAATTTATCTGCACTTGCTTTCTGTTTAACCGCCCCAACGATTGAACTTGAAGCGATTGAGCTATGAACTCCACCCCAAATTAAATGGCTTTCGATTGTTTGATATAAAGTATATAATACTGTATTCAATGCACTTTGTACACCGTCAGCAGTTAAATTACCTGAATCAGAAAGATTAATACCAAAACCAAAACCGCGAGGGGTAAGAATTTTATAAGTTTCTTCATTTACGTTTAACACGCTACCTGTTTGCCCTTGCTCTTTAGCTTCAGGAAAGCCTGTTAAATCAACCGACTGCAACAAATCAGCCCCAACTTTCGGGATACGTGACAAGAGAGGGAACTTATCGCCAATCTCCCCCCCATTTATCACATTCTCGATTTGTTGAGCATAACGGTCTGTAATATTAAATTCAGCCATTATTCACTCCCTTTCTTATTTAGACACCTAAACTACCCTTTTTTTTTAGGTATGCTGAACGGTTTTTACCACGGATAGAACCACCCACAAGGGTTTCAGAAAGCCATTGTTCAACGTTATAACGTAGGTCAAAGTCGTTGTAGTTTTCCATGTTCAAATCTCCGATAAGTACGTACTCGTCGTGATTGTATACCGCTACTTCGTCTTTAGGCATCCAGACACGTGTTTCAAGATTAACTGCCCCAAACGATTGAGCGATTTGAGCTTTTGTCGCCAACTCGTTGAATCGTGAGTGTCCGTCTGTTCCTTTAGCTTTACGCAACTCTGCAAAAGTTTGTGGACTCATAACAATTGTGATTGCGTTAGAAATTGAGCATTCAGCAACTGCGTCAGTAATTCCCTCAAACAAGTCTGTGTATTCAATTTGTTTTGTCCAACCATCTGTGGCAGTTTTCAAACCATAGAAACCGTTAGAACCGTCAGCAGAACCAAGAATCATGTTGTATTCCACTTTTTGAATAACACGGTTTACCATTTCAGACATTACATATTCAGACAACGCACCTGAATCATTTACACCACGCACAGTTGCTTTATCCATTTGCAAGTATGCTTCAGCCATTTGTGGACGTAGTGAACGTTTTGTAGCTGTTTGAGCTTTGTTTTTGTCTGTACCTGCTTTGAAAGTACCTTGTAAGAAAGTATCATCTACACCGTCCTCTGCAAGTGTCAAACCTTGGAAGCGTGCTTTCATAGCACCGTCATAGATACCTGACTTACGAGCATATTTTGAAGTGATAGACCCAAGAGAGTTGACGACATTCAAATCTGAACCATTAGAAAATTCACGCAAGAAACCTTGTTCTGGCATTTCAGCCATTTTGTCCCCAAGTTCACGCATAAATTTACGCTCTACGTCTTGAGGTTTTTCGCTAGGAATAGACGCTTCACGTTCCTTTTTGAGTTCTTCACGTTCTTTATTAAGTTCTTCTACTTTAGCTTCAAGTTCTCGAACTTTTACACCTGCTTCGATTGCTTGCTTCATGATTTCTTGTGTTTCGTTTGCACCCATTTGTTTTTGTTCTCCTTTTTCTTCTTCTCGTACTTTTGTCACTTTAGCACCTTTATTACTTGGTAATGGAGTTAGTGACACCTCCGTAATTGTAACATCTTTGTAATAACCTACTCCGTCAATTTCACGAGCTTTTACACCGTTAGCATTAAAACCAACTGAAAGCCCTGTTTCCTCAATCTTTTCAGCCGTGTATTGTTCTTCGTCAACGTAACCTGTCAAGATTACATTGTCCCCCTCAAGATGTACGAACCCTGAACCGATTTTTTCTCTATGACGGTTTAAGATATCTACTCCGTCGCCTGCGTTGGCAATGGACTCAATAACAGTACCGTGTGAATCAATCGTTCCCAAGGGGTTCGCTATCCCTCGAACTGCTTTTACTTTCAATATTTCCTCCTTTGGCGGTTGTTGATATATAAGCCACAAAATTCTCTTGATTGAAAATTATGTTCTTATCGTGTTGTTTTAATAGTGGTAACACTTTTTGAATTGCGAAAGCGATAATAGTAACTTCATTACTTTGTCCATAAAGCAATTCTCTTGGCATACCGTACTCACTCAAAGCAACCTCGATTGCAAGATTTGCGTCATTTTGTAGCGAACCGCTGTAATCTGGCTGAATCTGTTTGATATCGTCATCTGAACCAATAACGGACACACCGTTGAACTCTCTTGCAAGTTGTTGCTGTTGTGTTAGACGTTCACGAATTCTTTCCCAAACTTCTTTCAAACCACTAGAAACTTTAGTTTTCCAATAGATTTTGATTTGAGCTTGAGAGTCAAGTCGTCTACCAATTCCATTACTAGCCATTCCGAACATTACACCAAACCGTTGTGGGTTAGCACCATAGAAAGGGTTTAGCAACATTTCATAATTGCTTGTTCTAATAGTGACCTGTCTGCGGTTCGGTTCTCTAACTAAAATGTTAAACTGGTCTGCGTTCACTCTTTGAGCGTAATACTTGAAACCACCATACCAAACACGATAAACTTCTTGACCTTGTAAAGCCCAAAAGAATAAGTCCTCAAGTTTGGACGCTTCTGAATAATCAACATTATCAAAATAGGAAACTAAGCCCAAGAGTTTACCTAGTAACAAATCAGTTGTAGGGTCTTGGACCGTGAAAGTTGAAAAGCTCACATCTTCAGCTCTGCGTGAGAGATTGAATAAGCTCATTTACTCCTCCTATTTTACTTCTCCTGAAGCTATGTCAATTTTGCGTCCAAACTCTTTTTCGATTTCTGCAATAAACATTGTGTCAACTGGCAAATTAAGTTTAGCCCATTTGTTTTGATAATTTTCCAACATACGCACTGTTCGAATATGGCGAACACTTACACCGTCCGAAACATACCAATGTTTAACTTTGCCTGAATTGTCTAGTCCTTGAATAAGGTACATTTTAATCATTCCTCCTGTTTGATTATTTTGGTTTGAAGTTCCAGTAACTAGTTTATTAAATAAGTCAAGTTCTGCTTGTCTGCGTCGTACTAAACCTTGTAACACTTGACCGCCTGCATTACGATACTTCGGTATCATTGAAGCACAATAGGCATGACTGAACTCTGCCCAACCGTCAGCAACGAAAACATTACCGCAATTATAAGCCAATGAAACCAAAGCGTCAAACTCGTTTTGATTTGCTTTGCCTTTTACATAAGCGTCAACCATAGGTGCATACTTATTATTGATGTCAATTTCTAGCTGACTATCTGCCTGCGATTGTGTCCAAGTTGTGTCTGCTGTTACTCCATAATGTCCCCAACCGATTGTGTACATTTGTTCCCACGGTACTGGTTTATAAGCAGTCAATCGGCAACCCTCGAACTCTTTAATCAAGTTCAAACCGTTTTGTGATATCTTGATTTTTACCACCTCCATTTTTGATTATTGTTTTTTATAAGGGAACAACTAACCCAAGTGTTCGCAATATGTCAAGATGTTATAAGCGTCTGCTATGTTGTCATCTTTGCAATTAGAATCAACTAAACCTGTGGCTTTTAAAAGTTCAAGACTTTCTTCTTTTCGTTGTTCTCGTTTGCCTGAAATAAGATGATAGGCACACCATTTAGAGTTATCAATAAAAGTATAGCCATTTACTAAACCGTCAATAGCACCGATAAAATAACCGTTACAATTAGCCAATGTAATACTGTGTTTTCGATTTCTACCCATAATAGGAGTTTCAATAGCTAGATGATAACCTTTCAAATCAAACTCATCAATAATATCTTTAATTGCGTTTACAATGTCAAAGGTACGTTCCCAAGCGGTCTTTTTAGGGTTATATGCTTTAATAGAACCGACATAAACTTGACCGTCTTTTCTAAAAGCGTACCCTGTACCCTCATCTTTCTTACTAGCTGTGCTAAAATCAATAGCTAAAATTTTCTTCATTTCTATCCTCTTAAATAGGTAGGCTATAAGAAGTCACGACCGCATAAACATCTTCTTGACTTTTGTCAATGTTGACACCGTAGTCAGTTTTAGAAATAAACTCTAACACTTGTTTTAGTTCTACTTCATCATTAACAAAATAGATGTTTTTTTCTGCCATGCTTTTACCTCCCTCATTGATTATGGTATTATTATAGCATACCCATTTTTAGTTATGACTTTTATTGTACCTACAAAAGATTTAGATAGTTTACAATTTAATTAAATAATTTGTAACCAAAAAATAATATAATACTAACTATCA